ACTTCTTTGTATTTTGCTTCTACTTCTGACAAAGGAAGTAAAGCCAAGTGCTGAATAATTCTATCTCCATTCTCATCTTTGACATTGTTAAGAGCAGGAATAAAATTGAATATTTGAGCAGCCTTACCATAATCTTTAATATTTGTAGCTTTTACTGCATTATGAAAATTAGAAATCCTTTTCATTTCAGGGTACACCAGCTTTTGAAATAATAGCTCTCTTAGTTTAGGAGTAAATATTACTTCTCCTTCCTGATTTCTATCAAAAACTAAATTACTATTTTTAAAGAAGTTAAACACTCCTGTTGTTAAAGTATACATCTGAGTTTTATCTGACATAGTAGGAACAAACATTCTAGCTATTCTCATAGGAATGCCAGATACTTTAACTTCTACATTTCCTTGTTGTAAATCTTGGAACATAGTAAGTTTAGTTATGTCATGATCTAAGCTATTCAAATCTGTAATAGAAGAAAAGTTATTGGCTTTCTTTCCATACTTTTTAAAAGCTGTAAGCCCTAAATGGTTTAATTCCATTTTGCTTGCAAAATTAGGATCATTCAATAGTAGCTCTAGTATAGTAGAATTACTGTTGATAGATAAAGATTTTAAAGCTTCTAAGAACTCATGGCTATCTTGTAGAGCAGATCTTTTTAAGTCATCTATTCTGTTAGTAGCATAAGTAGGGTTAGTAATACCTGAAATATTCTTTTGAGCATCTCTAAAAGATTTGCTTAAAATCTTAGCTGTATATTTAGCTTCTCCTTTGGCCAAAGCTTTTAACACTCCTCCCATATCTTTGTAAGGATGTGCCTTTTCATTATCTACAAAATTGGTATCAGCTTCATTTTTAATTTTAGTCAAGAAAGTACTAAGCAATCCAATTGGAACTTTATTTCCATCAAATAATTTAAAGAAAGGAATATGCTCTCCTTGATAGTAGAAACCTACATCTTGAAGCTCTTTCCAATATCCATCACTTAATTTAATCCCAAATTCAGCTAACCATTTTCTAACTGTTTCTCTATCTTGCAAATGGCCTTCAGTCCCCCATGAAGCATGTTGAGCTTCAAGCTCTTTGGCTCTTTCTTTATTAATCTGATAAGTCCCATCTTTAGTAGTTACTAAAGAAGATGTTTTGAAATTGTTTTTCCACTCTCCAATAATAACTCTAGTAAGTTCATTAGCATTAGTGTCATATACTTGAAGACTATTGCCATTAGAATTTTCAGTTAACATAGCAAATTTCATACTTACTGCATGCTTTCTGTAGTTAGCTCCAAATTCTTTTCTTAATTGAACATCTGCTTTATCAAACTTTTCCATTAGAGATACTACCCAAGGTTGAGCATTTTTCATCTCTAGTACTTTGGCTTTCATAGTTTCATAGTTAGATTCTATGTAAACTCCTGATCCTAATAATTGATAAATAGTGTCATATACTTCATTGTAATTAAGATAATCAGGTAAACCTAAAAATCCAGTAATCACATTTCCTTCTGTATCTACTCTAGGAATGCCAGACATAAATCTTCTTAGTCTATAAGTAGTTTTGTTTTTTCCACTTTCAGTTAAAGCAGCATTGTCTTCAAAACTATGTATCCTTTGAGAAAGGTCTTTTTCTTTATCATCTTCTTCATCTGTATTCTTTTTCTCTTTAATATCAGAAGTTTTATAGACCTCTGACATTGCTTTCTCTAAGATACCCTCTTGACCTTCATAAGGCAACCCTTCTTTTTCTAGTTGCTGTTTAATAACTTCTGAACTCCAATTGTTTTCAATGTTATCAAATATTCTTAACATATTTTTGTAATTAGCAATCATATCCCCTATTTCATTAGAAGGGGAAATAGTTTGCACACTTTCTAATTTAGATAGCACTTGTTGTACTTGCATTTTAGAAGGCTCTACAATTTCATTATAGGAGTCTTTCAGAGATTCAAATAAAGAGTTTTTATTAGCTTTTGATTTGTATTTAATATCAATCATATTATTTACATAACTGTAAATAAAATTAATCAAGTGTTGCTCTTGAGTAATGTTAAGGCCCGGAGTGATGTTGAATATGCTTTTCAAATTCTCTACTCCTCTCATTTCTACAGGCTGAGCAAATAGATTGTTACTTATACTGTTAAATCCAAGTTTTTGCATCAGTTGTTTAGCCTCTTCCATTACTGTAGAAGGGGAAACTGTATTTTCTTCTGTGATTTCTTTTATAACCTCATTAGCAGCTTTATGAGCTTTATCCATTAAATCTTGTGGACTATCTTTTGTTACTTCTGCTTCTTCATAGCTAAACTCAATAACAGGCTGAATAGAAGTAGCATACACAGGTTTTTCTTCAGTACCTACATTAAAAGACTTAACTCCTGTTAAGAGAACAGACTTTAAATAATCTCTGTAGTTTTTCCCAGTGTCTTGTACTACACCATCTTTTATGATAGCTACTTTAGTGTTATCTTGGATACCAATTCTTGAAGTGTGTTGTGCAAAATCTTTGGAGGTACCTGTATATAAAGTTCTACCATATTGAGCAATAGAGTTACCTGACCTAGGTTGTAAGAACAATTTGAAGTAAGTCAAAGCATCTTCAAAAGTCATTAGGTTCAAGCCAGTGATTTTTTCTATATCACTGATAACTTTTTTAGCTTGCTCTTCAGTCAATACATATTCTTTAGGAACAAATTTGTTTCTAATCTCTTGTATAGTTTTTACTTTTACAGTGCTTCCATCAGGTTGTTTTTGTTCAAACTCAGAGTTATCAAACATAGAGTAAGCAGACCAAGCCCATTTAAGAGTTTCTATCTCTTGCTCAGACACTTCTCTATTTACTTTGAAAGCTCTCCAAGTTTCTTTTCCATCTACAGGATCTACTCCTATTCTTCTTAGATGCCAAGCATGTCCTTTGCCTCCTGTTTTAGCTACTCCTTTTTCTCCTTCAATATTGACAATTTTTCTTTTGTCATTTTCAAATCTTCCTTTGGCTCCTTTGCCTTGTACTAATAAACCAAAACTATCTTCTTGGATTACAATTTCAGATTGAGGGTTAGCTTGTTCAATAGTAAGTAATGGAATTAAATTTCCTTGCTCATTTTTCTGATTTTCAATACTATAGAAAGTACCACCTTTTTTAGAAGTTATAGTTACTTTAGTGGTTCTTCCAGCAAGTATAGAAGCTCTAAATTTAGAAGCTTCTTCTTTCCCTTGTGCAATTAAATCAGCATGTATTTTAGAAATAGAGGTAGGATTTATTCCTTGGAAAGATTGAGTAGGATCTGCTACATTCCAAACATTATACCAAGCTGTATCATGCACATAGGCCAAAGGTTTCCCTTTACTATCAGTAAAGAACATAGGCACCATGTTTACAAACTCCTGAGAATTTCTATAATCTGATTCTTGAGAGGAACTTCCTTCTAATGCTTTTAGTTCTGCATCATATTTAGCGTTGATTTTTATTTTTTCAAGTTCTGTAAGAATTAGTGATTTTTGCTTATCTGAAGTTTGAGATTTTTTAATTAAATCCTCATACTCATTAATTCTTTTTTCAGAGAAGTCATTGTTTAAAGCTCCTAATATACTTCTATTTGCTTTAATAGGTTCAGTTATAACATCAGGAGCAATTGGTCTATTTTTATTTACAATAAAATCAGAAGTATTAATTTTAACAGAATCTAACTTTTCTTTTCTTCTTTTTTCTATATCAGCTTTTTTAGCTTCTGTGCTTTGGGCGCTTTCGGCAGTTTCAGCACTACCGGTTTCCAAAACAGCTAATTCTGCATCATATTTAGCATTAGTTTCTTTAACTTTTTTATTTTCAGGTACAGTATTCTCTGTTTCTTCTGTAATAGTGTCCTCTACTATTTTATATTCACCATAAGTTCCATCTTCTTGTAATTCAGAAATAGAACCTTTAGCACCAATCAGATCTTTAATATCAGCTATTCTTTCTTTATTTGTTACTACTTCTCTATTTAGAACTTCCCCCTCAAAATAAGTAATTACATGAACACTTCCATCTGCTTTTGTTTCTACTTTTACTTCTGTTATAGTATCTCCTATTCCTGTATTATCATTAACAAATTTATAAGTTGTGCTTTTTACAGTTATTGCATGACTATATCTATTTAACTCTTCTTGTCTTCTTCTTTCTATATCAGCTTTTTTAGCTTCTGTGCCCGAGTTAGTTTTTTCTTTTTCAGCCACAATTTCAGCAAAAGTTTTAATAATAGGGATGTTGTTGGCATCTCTACCTACATTTACTTTGATAGTAGACCACATACTTTCTGGAGCCACTACTACAGAAAGAGTGTCTCCAACATTGTACATGTCAGGATTTAATAAGTCTCTAAAATCAATAGGACTATTTTCTAGTTTTAATTCTGCATTAGGTACAGTTTCTCTTACCCAATTGCCATTTTCTTTTTGTACTTCTTTGTATTCTAAAGAGTTAAAACCAAAAGTTAAAAAATTTCCTTGTACTCTGGTGCTATCTACAACTTTCACAGGAATATTTTCTTCTGTAAAAATAGTAATGTTACTTTCTTCTTTTTGTATTTCTTCTTTTTGATCTACAGCATCTTTGATTACTTCAGCTTTAGTTGTGGTTTCAACAGGAGTAGTTCCAAAAATGTTTTCTAATAAAGAGTTTAAATTATCTACAGCTTCTTTTGTTGGTTCAAATAAATCATCATAAACTTTCTGATAATCAGTAGCTTCAAAGTTGTTGGCTTCCCAGCCTACTTTATACCCATCAAAGAATTTTTCAGCTTTTTCTTTTCCAGAAAGCTTAATAATATGAGCTACCATTTCTTTAAAAGAAGGAGTTTGCTCTCTAGCAACTGTAATAACATCTACTACATTTTTAACTACTTTCTTTACTTGATTAATGTCTTCATTAGTAAACTTAGATGCTGACAAAGGTTGAAATTGATACTCAGTATTTTCATCTAGCAAACTATCAGAATCACCTATAAAGCTATCTTCTGAAAGATCTACTTCTGCTATGTCTTCCATAGCACTATTAGCATTTTCAATAGCCACTTCTATATCAGCAGTATCTACATCTACAACAGATGTCACAGGTTTGTTTAAAGTATAGTTTAACTCATTAGCCACAACCTCTGCTTGAGCTTCTGCAAAAGAAGGTATAATTTTATTGATTTCTTCTTTAGAAATAACTTGATTATTGTTTTCAAAAGCTTGTTGAATAGAGTCTACTTCTCCTTCAGTATATTCATGCTGAGCAGTTTTTAAAGTTTGTCTAATAAGGTTTGAATTTTTTGCATATCTCTCTACTTCATCAGGGGAAACCTCAAGTATCTCTTCTGGAATAGGAGTTTCTGTAATACCTGTTTCTTCTGAGTTGATATTTTCTGCCTTAGGCTCAGTTTTTGTGGTTTCATATAAACTTAATATTCTTAAGAGAGACTGATTTTTTCTTTGTTGTTCTCTGTTTTTTACAGCTTCTAAATATTTCTCTTTTAAAGCCTTAACTTTATTTTTATCTAATCCTTGAGTATCTACTCTTGAAAATAAGGATTCTACTAAAGGAGCAGTTAATTCTACTTTACCAGTTTGGTCCAACTTAGCTATACCATCTGAAATTCCTTGCTCTTCAATGTACCCTATAGTTTTTTCAATCTGTCTATTAATAGCTTTTATTTTTTGAGCATCAATAGCAAACTGAGGGCTTACTTGTTCATTGAAAGCTTTCATAGTTTCTGTGTGAGCTTGCTCCATATTAAACTTAGTGTAAGCTAAACTTGCATAAGTAGAAAGAGAAGGCATGCTATCTTGGTTAGCTTCTAGTAGTCCAAGAAATTTATTGTATTTTTCTTGTTCTTCTACATCTTCAAATTGTCTATCAAACAAAGTATCCAAGTTAAAATCTACAGACATGTTCTTATCTCTCAATAAGGTATTTATTTCTTCTGTAGCACTTTCTTTGTCTTTAAGCATCTCAGCATCTAATTCTGAAATTGTTTGCTTATTTGTCACTTTCTGAGCTGCTAGCTCTACAATAGTTCCTACATTACTTTTATCAGAATATTTCTCATAGGTTTTTTTAATTTCAGCAATCTTCTCTTTTGCCATTTGAACATTGGCAATAGTGTCAGTACTGAAACCAGAATTATTTTTTTCTTCTTTATGAAAATCTATAATTCTATTTAAGGACTTTTCAAATTCATCTAAAGTATTAGTCTGTATAGCCTGTACAGCTAGATTAAAGAATTTCTTTTGCTCTAGTTGATTAGCTTTTACAGTAGCTTCTGGATCTGTCTTACCTTTAAGTCTTAAGTCTTCAATCTTTCTGTTGTAGTCTTCTATACTGAAAAGAGTCCCTCCAGTGTTCATCACTATAACTTCAGCTAAGTCTTTATCATTTACAGCTCTGTCCATCTGTTTGTATTGACTTCTAAGTGATTTTCTAAGGTCATACATTTCAGCAGTTTTTTTCCAATTGGTTACTTGATGTCCAAGTCCTAATGCAGTTACTCCTCCTGACATTAATAGTGTTTGTCCAATGATGTCTGCATAGAATTGAGGATTTCTTATTTCCTTTACTTGATTTTTATAGTCAACCCAAGTATCTCCTAATGTAGGAGTTATTTGAGTAACAACCTCTTCAAGTATCTCTCCGGGAAGACCATGATAAATTTTATTAGCCCCTGTATGCAACATAGCTTTTGAAGAAAGTTTTCCAAGAACACTGTTATTAAATACTTCTGTTCCTTTATTACTAACTTCAGAAATAGCTTTAATACCTTTATTAATAGGAGTTCCAGCCATTCTGTTTTTTAAATACCTACCTACTCTGTTATTTCCTAGTCTAGCTATGTTTTTTCCTGAAGCAAGCTCTCCTACCCATTTCTCAGAAGCATTTTCTTTTAAAGCTTCTACATAACCATAACCAAAAGATTCTAGCCAAGATTTAGGCCTAAGAGCTTCTATTTCATTATCAAGGTTTTCTATATCCTCAGAGATTTTTTCTAACTTATCTTCATCTTCTTGTGACTTATTAGCTTTGGCAGCTAAAGTATTATAAGCATCTTTTAGCCTTTTTTTATTAGAAGAATACTCTATTAGAAATTGATTATACATTCCATCTCTAACTAAAATTTTATCTTCTCCATTTTGATCTTTTACAATTCTAGTTTCTCCTATAAATTTATTAAGCATACCTTGATAAGTCATAGGTTGCAATAAAGTAGAAGAAGCTACTCCAGCTATTTGAGCAACAGGAGTAACTGACTTTTTAATTATATTTACTCCTAGCTTTCTAAGAGTTGATTTCAGAGCTGTTTTAGCCACAACTTTTTTTAATGCAGCTTGTGCACCTTTTGCAACAGTAGCTTCAGCACTAGAGGAAACTCCTCCTGTCAAAAACATTCCTTCTACCATTTGCAATGAAGTTCCTACCCCTTCTCCGGCATTATACCAACCTTCAGATTTCATTAACCCTTTAGATTGAATATCACTTTTTATATGATAAGCTTTTAATAATTCATTATCTATTTCACTTCTTTGTTCTTCAGGAGTAGTAGCCACTTTAGCTACTAGTATGTCTTCAAGAATAGAATGCACTCCCACAGTAGCTATGTCTTTCTTAGTATTCATAAGACCTGCCCATGCTGAAGTATTTCTATCAAGATAATCTCTTGTAGCTTTTTCAGCATCATCATATTTAGAATAAGCAGATAAAATTTTAACTTGCTCTAATTTGTCTTCTTTATCTTTATCATCAACAGTAGCACTGCTTTTCATTGCATCCCATATATCAGAAAACTTCTTTATTCTGTTACCAAGATTAGTAAGGCCTTCTAAACTTATAGGATTATTGTGATTAGGATCAGCTAAGTTTTTTTGGACTTTATCTGTCCATAATTTATCCATCTTTGCTTTGTTCAAAGCTATTTCTTTATTAACTAGGGCAATAGTAGGTCTAAGTTCTCTTTCCTGTTTACTTTCTAACTCTTGTTTTTCAGCTGCAAGCTTTTTGTTTTCTACAGTATTAGATTTACTCATTTTGTTATCTTCTCCACTAAAGAAATCATGGATAGAAGATAATATATGTAAAGTAGTTAATCCCTCTGCTACAGCTCTATTAGGAGCTAGAGAAGAATTAAGTTTTTTATTTAGGGCTTCTATTTTTTCTTGCCTTTCTTTAAAAGAAATAAAAGCATCATCTCCCACAACTTTTTTGTGGGTAGCTTCAATATCTCCTTCAGGAGTAAGTAATCCTTCTCTTCTAGTTTTTGCAGCTTCAGCAAGTTCTTGCTGCTTTCTAGCAATTTTATCTAAATCTAATTCTTCTTTACTTGGAGCATTAATTGTTTGTTCCCAATCTCCTGACAGCCCTTGATTAGCTTTTACTAGTTGTGACTCTGAAGTAGTTTGAACAGCAGTATTTCCTTTTAATACTTCTGGCATTGCACTAGGGCCAGTTTGAGAAGGTAATGAATTTAATTGTTCAGCTAATGAAGCAAATCTCTTTTTTGCCATTTTGTCTTAGTTTAAATATTTTGCTAATAATTGTTTAACATCATCTCTATCTGTAGTATAGGTATTGTACCCTCCTTTTCCATCAGGAATAGTGACTGTACCAGCTTTGTGTATTCTTTTTTTGACTCCTTTTTCTTTTACATATACATCTTTGCCATGGTAAATTACTCCTCCTGAATCTGGTAATTCTATCTTATCTACTCCAGAAAGTTTAGCTAACTTTTGATTAACTCTTAATATAGGCCAATTCACATTTTCAAATTCTTTAATACTAGTGCTAGAGAAACTATCATCTCTTCCAGAGTAAGTTCTTCCATTCACTTCTACAGTAAATTGCATATCAATTTTTCCTTTATCATTGTAAGACAGAATAGGAGTAACTGATTTATTAGGATCAAAATTTAAAGTACCTTTTCCATTAGCAATTTTATATGCCATAGTATAAGTAGGAGGAATAGGTTGTCCATTAGCATCTGTAGTAGGCCCTCCACTTTTTTGCATAGTTGGAACTTTTTCTGCTGTTGGTAATATTACTCCTTTTTTAATTAAATCATCTATACTAACTCCTTCTTCTTTAACTACATAATCTCCAATTTTAGTTCCAATAGGAAATTTTAAAGGTACTGTTTTGTAATTACCAGAATTAAAATATTGCTTATTCACACTATCAATTTTCTTTTGAGTAATACCTGTACCTTCCCATGTAGCATCCCTCTGAGGAACTCCTTCAGAAGTTTTAGCTAGGAAATTATTCCAAGCTTTTCTGTTAGTAGGATTGTTAGTAATAGCCTTATAGCTCATCTTAGTTTCTTTTTCAAATTGGTGCACCAAAGCCTCCATGTGAGCTTTCTCTAACTTAGCCTGTTTAAAAGAAGATTGTAATTGGTTTCTAATAGTACCATCTTTAATTTGGCTAAAATCTCCTTTTTGTATTTGATTATACAACACAGGATTTTGTTTTTTAAACTGAGCTTCATTAGCATAACCATTTTGTTCCATTACAAGATTGGCCGCTGTTTGAGTAGAAGCTTGTATAGTTTTTTGACTATTCCTGTAATTGCTATTGAACTCAGTGTTGTCTTTACCTCCATAAGTAGTTATCTCTCCTGCAACTTGTTGATGAGTGTATTCAGTTTCTTCAGCTTCTTCTTTTTGTTTCAACCAAGAAGCATAATCCATCTTACCTTGGTCACTCATTAGTTTACTGTTTTCTTTTACAGACTCTAATCCTCCAAACTTAGTTTTAATCAAACTAAGACTTTGCCCAATAAAGTTATTAGGGTCTATTACAGGATTACCTTGAGCATCAAAATTTCCTTGAAAGCCTTCTATACCTAGTCTATCTCTTTGCTTAAGCCCAGCCAAGTAGTCAGGATTAGTGGTTAGGGATTCAATATAAAGATTATTTAACATATCATCTGTGTATTCTGCTTCTCTTTTTTCTCCTTTTATTCTCCAACTTCCTTTGTCATTATCCCACTTAACAGTAACATTTTTATCCTTAATAGCTCCTTCCATAAGGTCTTTAAGATAATCCATAGTAGGCTTCATCCCAGCAATATCCTCTGTGCTAAAAGGATTGTATTTGTCTGGTCCTTGATAAGAAGTTCCTTTGTTATTGGCAAACTCTTGTAGCTTTGCTTGTTTAAGAAGTTCTACTTGATTGGGGCTGTAGTCTTTAGGGTTAGCTTTTACTTTAGCTTCTAGTTCTTTTTCCCATTCTAAATAAGCATTTCTATTAGCTTGAATAGCTCCAATTTCTCCATTCTTAAAGTCACTATTGATTTCTCTTTTTAAAGACATTATAGTTCCAGAATCATAAGACAAAGGATTCTTTTTAATACTATTCACTGTAGTATCAATTCTATTTTGATAATCAGATAGCTTTTGATTTAACCTAGGCTCATCAGGTTTGAGTCCTTGAGCATTTAAGAGTTCTTGTAAAGCAGAAGCAGAATTGACATCAGACTGAATAGCATCATCTTTTCTTTCTAATACTTTTGCCATAAACTCAAAAGGTAATTGAAACATTTTGTCATCAATTACCGGTACATCTGTAGCTGTATAAAATTGTCCCATATCTTATGTTTTAGCAACCATTTTTCCATTACTATCAAATTTTACATATTTACCTAATTGTTCCATTAACTGTAACATTTGAGGGTTCATAGCAATTTGATTTAACTCTTTTCCTGTTTGCTGTATAAATTTTCCAGTAGTGGCGGTGTTTACTCCTTTGGCAGTGTAATAAGCATCTTTAGCTTTTTCATCAGCTATATCAGCATCCCATCTTCCTTTTCCTCTAGCCTCATCTCTTTGATTATTAACAGTAGCTTTTCTATCTTGAATACCTATCATAGTATTATTAGCTCCTGTAAAAGCATCAGCTATTGCTTGAGCAGTAGAAGTATCATACAACCAATCCATTGCCCTTTGCTGATTAACTCCTCTAGCTGAGTTTCTAGCTGATTTTTTACCTGCTCTGGATTGAGAGATTATCTTTTGTATTTGAGCTTTTTTCTGCCCTTCTATATAAGTCTCAGAGTTATCTAAATTTTTTAGAGCTGCTTTACCATAATTTTCATAGACATTAGTATGAGCCACATCTGTACTTCTTTGTTCAGCAGTTACTTTAGCTGGTTGAGTAGCTGAAAAGTAATTTCCTATCAATCCTACAGCATCTCCTATTTTAGGTAGGTAGCCGGGATCAAAAATTTTTTTAGCTGGCAATATAGGTGTCTTAACCCCTGTACCATAATTTTCTACAGGTGTCATTTTAGTGGTTGTGGGAGTTTGGTAATTTATACCATCTTTTGCATAAGGATTTCCATAACTTAAAGAGGCATTATCATTTATTCCATCTCCAATTTTAAAATTTTTAAGGGCTTCAGCATTGATGTTAGGATTATTTTCAAGTGTATCTGAAATATGATTTAAGTTAGCATCTCCTTTCATATATTCAAAAGGTTCTATACCATCTGGGCCAGTTCCTTTATCCATTTTTTGAACTCCTTGTTTTCCTGTTCCAAAAGCTTTTTGAGCCATATTTTGAAACTGAGAAACAAGTTCTTGAAGTTGTAAATCTTGTTGCTCTTCTTTTTCAAGAACTTCCATTTGTCTCTTAGCTCCATTCTTTAAAGCTAAGTCAGTTTTATTTTTATTGAGCCTTGTTAATATTTTTTGTTCTGCTGCTTCTCTTCTGGCTTTTCTTTCTGCCATAGTAAGACCATCTGCACCTTTTAACCTATCTGAATAAACAGTAGTACCAACAGGAATATCTTTTCCTACTTTCATAGGGATACCTCCTTGCTCATGACTAGGCCCTTTAAATATTCCTGTTTCTCCACTAGGGGTTTCAAAAGCTTCTTCTCCTTCTACTTCTACATCTTTAGTTAAACCTGAAGAACCATTTTTAGCAGTGGCTTTAGCTCCAGCATAGTTTCCAGCTATTCCTAATCCTGTCTGAAGAAGAGAACCTAACATGCTAGTTACTGGCAACCAAGGATTACTCAAAGCCTCATTTTCTGCTTTCCCTAACATGATGTTATAATCAGCTAGTGTTTCAGAAGGATTAGTAATGTAATTGGTAGGGCCAACTCCTTGCCTTCCTGAGCCATTACCATATTTCTTTCTATTTTTCATATCTAGCTTTAATTTTTTAAAGGTTAAACTTTATCTTTCTGAAATCTTTTTATCGAGTGCTGAAAAATTAAAGATTAATCTTGTGTCAACAAATGTATCAAATACTAATCTAACCACCAAGAATTTATCTCTAAAACTTTCAAGCTGTGTCCAATCCTTATTCTGATTTATAGCATTTGGATTGATTACTTTATCTATAAAATATTCTCCTCCTATGTACACTTTATTTTTAATAAACAAAGGAACATTTGAAGCACTACTAAAATCCCTAAAAGAATTTATTGTCCAATCTCTTTCATTTCTATCTAGTAAAGCTACACCTAAAATATTTTTAATTTGATTATTTAAGTAATTAGGTGCTTGATTTTTAGTAACTAAAGCTAACCATCCTGATATTTGTCTAGTATTGTAGAACAATACTTTATTAAAAGTTACATCTTCTATATCATAATAGTCCTTAGTATCTTCATCATATCTTTTTGCTTCACTTTGAAACAATACACTATCTGTAATTTTACTTAAAAGAGGAACAGGATTATCTACAAACTCAATTATAAAAGGATAACTATTATCATAAAAAGTTCTATATAAACCTTGAATGTTATGTTTATAAAGATATTGTTCTCCAATTTTCCAAGAATAAAATCTCTCTTGAGCATGAAAGTAGAAATTAGGAATATAAGAGTGCCAACTAATCCACTGTCTAGTTTTTAAAGAATAGCTCATAGTCCATCCAGTTTCTACATACTCAGGATTAAAAGTGTATCCTTCTTCATAAGCTATTTCTACAACAGGCACTTGTACTTCTTGTTCAACTAGAGTTGGGCCTGTACTATTACTTATTATTTCATTTAAGTCTAAAGCTAACTGACAAGGAGAGATTACATCCCCTATTGCTGGACATTCTTGTGTAAAATCTGTACCTAAATTGTTTTTGTTAGACTTAACAACCCAACCATACTTTTCTAATCCGGGATCTCCTGCCCCATCTGTAAGTACAGAGTAAGGATTGCTAAGTAAAGAAGATTTTAAAGTAGTCCATTCAGCAGTACTGAAAATAGAATTTACCTTTAAATCATTCACTTCAGCTAAAGTATAATTTTTTCCTTTTACTGCTGCTAAAGCATGCTGTAAAAATCTTTTAGCATCAGTTTTATAACTAGTTCCTGTTTCAGGGTCTTTAGTTACAATAGGATAATTAATTCCTATAAAAGTTTCAAAATTTAATTCTATAAAAGTGTCATAGTCACTTATATAAGTCCCTGTAGGAGACCCTACTACATTACTAATAGGACCACTGTGATAGTCAGGATTACTTTCATTAATTAGTGTAATACATAAAGTCTTTCCTGTGTGAGCATAAGTAGATTGAATTATACTAGGACAAGTTAACCATCTTTCATTTGTTAAATTATAATGTTTGAATCTGTTACTCTCTCCATTTACATCTAATACATCATCTGGTCTAATATTTTGGTACCATTGTATCATAGCAGCTTTAAGGTTGTCTCTATCAGTATTAGTGAAAGAACCTGTACCATCATAAAATACAAATACCTTAGTATCATTTTCAATTAAAGAAAATTCATTTACTTCAACTATTCTAGTCTCAACAGAATCTCTTCTGAATTTCATCATACAGTTTTCAATACCTAAGTATTTCCAACCATCTTTTTCTCTAGCTTCTATAATTGAAGTTTTATCAGGAAAGTATGTAATATTACTTCCATCACTACAAAGTTCAAAATCTTCTTCAGGAAGATTTAACATTTTTATGTCTTTCTTAGTAACTATGAATCTCTCTTTGTTACTGTCATAAGTAGATAGGAAACCTACTCCTATCTTATTAGAGGGATTATTTGAATATGGGTATTTATATCCATTAGATGCATAGTGTTGCATCTCTAGGTCAAAATCCATTTCAGTTTTAAAATAGTTAGATAATCCTTGATCTGATATAGGAGTTAGGCTCTGTTCATCAAATAAATACCATTTCTTTTCTTTTGCACAAGGGAACAGAACTCCATATTTAGTTTTAGTTCTAGCCCACTTATGCCTATTTCCAGCAGAAGAGTTATTATCATCTACTACTTTTCTAGGAGGTATGCTAAAATAATCTCCTGTTCCTATAAAAGAAATTATATCTGAGGTTACTCTTTCCTGTACACTTTGAGGGCAGTGCCACAAAGCCTCTTCTGTGTGGATGTACAAATTGTTTTTTATTCTAAATATATCAGTAATAGTTCCTGTTTCAGCTTCAAGGTCTTTGTAATTATTAGGTAGGAAAGCTCTAAAATTATCTGTTAGCTCTTCTTGAAAAGCTTGTTCAGACCAATGCCATCTATGGGGAAAATCTTCCATGCAATCAGAACAACAATCATACTCTAAAGGTAAATGATTGTAAGCCTTTTGGTGGTTTCTCCTATCATAGTCAGGATTTATTAAATACATTTCAGCTAAAGCTAATCCATAGTAAGCTCTACTTTCTTTTCTCTTAGAGTCTAAGTAAGTCAACTTATTTACCATGTGATTATCTAAAGAAGTTGTAGGAGGTATTTTTTCTGTCCCTACAGAGTGAATACCAAAATACTCATAATCATATTCTGGTACCTGAGTGCCGGTTTCAATTACACTTGGAGAATTTACAAAATCTGGAGTTCCATCTGTTGCTCCATATCTTAATCCCATGTTTACATTTGATTCAAACCATAAGTTTACAGCTTCTCCAAGCCATTGTATTTCATCATCCTCAGGATTTTTTTCAAAACCTCTATACTCTAAAGTTTGAGGATCCAAATCATAAAGTAAGTACTCATCTGAAATTGTCTCTCTAAGCCCTTCTTTGTACAAATTAGTGTATGCTTTGTTCCAAGCATCTTGTTTAATTCCTGAAAGAGTTAAAGCTGTGGCTGCCCCCAGTGCAACTCCAGAAGCAGTTAAGGCTGCTCCTACAGCTAAGGCTCCGGGAATTGTAGCAGACAATCCTCCAAAACTAAAAATTGTACCTACAACAGCTACAGCTACCAAAGCAAATGCTACTATATAGTTCCAAACACTAGTCTTACCTTTTCTAAGCTTCATTCTATTATCATAGAATATACTATTTACATATTTAATAGAACTGATGTAGCTATCTCCATTAAATACTTCACAGCTAGATAACTCTCCTGTGAACTTTTGATAATTTTTATTTTCTTTGTAATAAGGATCTAACCTGTAATTAGAATAAGGATTGCTATTATTTCTGAACAAATAGACATAAGGCAAAGCCTGAAAGATAGAAGCTGGTAAGTCTTTGTTTAAAGATATGATACCTATTTTATTATCACAAGCTAAATTAAAAACATCAGCAGATTTATCTTCTTTATCTTTTATAAGTTTGTTATCTAAAGCATCCAAATAGAAAGTATCTTTTATATCTGAAAGTCCTTCTGAATTTGAAGAAAGTAAACTAAAAGAAGATTTATCTATAAACTTTGTGTGGCTATCTCTAGTTTTAATTTGTAGTGTAAAACCATCATCATCTCTTTCTCCTTTTTTATGCTTACCTGCAACATAACCTGAGCCATCTAAAACATCATTTATTTTAGTTCTACTTAATGTACTATCTACAAATTTAAACTCTCCTTGTTGAATAATAGAAGTGAAGTTAGAATATTTACTATTTCTAAACTTGTGCTCTGGAGAAATAAAACCTACTATATCTTTTTTCAGAGCTTTGTTTTGTTTTTCTACTGTAGAGAATTTTGGGAAAATTAATCCTTGAGAAACAAAGTTTTTGTTTATAAGAGTAGGTAATAATACAGCAGAATCAATAATAGTTTTATCTGATTCTTTTCTTTCATTTCTTACAATATAGTATCCTACTACTCTTTTCCCATTTGTATCTGCAAGAGAAGGTGCCAGAATATTAGAAAATCTTATACCAAATATTTCGGCAGTGTATAAATCTTGCTTGAAATCTTCTTGTACTTGAAGGACAGTCACTCTATATTTTAGTCCAGTTTCTGAAGATACTTCTTCATAATACTCTTGGCCATTAGAGTTTACTCCAGTAGGTGTAGTAAAAGTAATTACATTAGGTACTCCTAGGTTTTCTGTAATATTAATTACTTCTAATACATTAGTTATTATTAGAGGAGAAGTAAAAACAAAAGTAACTTTTTGATTTACATCATCTCCATCATCTACTGTAAAAGCTTCTAGGTCAATAATATCTGAAGTATTTTCTTGAGGTATTCCACTAATGTTTTTAGCATAGTTTACTTGTAAAACAAAAGGATCAAAAGCAGGAGGAGAGGGAACACAGCCATCTGGAGGTTCTGGACACTCAGTTGCCACAACAGTTGTAGTATTTGATTTTACTTCTATTAAAAGTCTTTTTGCATTATTACTAGCAGGATCTCCTTCTACTTTTTTTACAAAAGGAATATTGTAGTCTGTTCTTAGAGGGAATCTGTGGTGTCTTACAGGGGTATCTTTCAGCTCTTGTCCTTCACAATCTACTCCCCAAAAAGAGTCTTCTCCACAAGTATTGTTTTCAATGTACTGTGTATCTTCACAAGCGTTGTTAACACTAGACATGGGGTAAGTTTTTTCTCCTGCACTATACTTTTACCCGGATTACTTTTACCCGGAATATGAAACACTGGAGAGACACTCTTATCTTCAAAAATATACACTAGCCCAAAAGAATATATTTCTCCGGGCATGTATCCAATACCATTAAAATGCATGGCTGGATCTTTAGAATTACTGTCAGATAATTTAGTGAGCTCAATTTCTTTAGTGACCATATCAGCAGCCACTCTACTAGCATACTTTTGAAGCTTACAAAAGTTAACTTGATTCCCTTTAATTTTACCTAAAATAAGTCTGTTCTCAATTTGCTCAATGCTAAGAGCTTCTTCAATAATGTTATTAAATATTGTTACTTCTTCTTGCGTAATAGAACTTTCATAGTTTTCTCCTGTGTAAAAGAAGATATTATTTTTAGTAGAGATTTCAGCAGTTACTTTAGTATCTGATATTTGTCCAGAACCTGTGTTAGCTTCTGTTATAGCCAATCTATAAAAAGGAAAAGAAGTATCTAAGCTATTAGGGTCAATAACTATCTTAATAGCTTTGTTACTGTTCTCATATTCTAAATACTCATTTACTTTCTTAGTGGCTCCTCTGATGTCTTTGAAAGCTGAAGTAAGAGCTGAGTTATAGATTTCAATAGTTTCAGTGCTAGTGACAAATTCTGTTGGATTAAAATCTTCATCTAAGTACTGTATAGAAAAATTGTAACTGCCCGGTGGTAAGTTTCCTCCACCATTTATTACTTGAATATCATTTACTATAGGTATTTTTTTATACTTTTTAAAGAGGTCAAACTTAGAAATATCCCAATCTCCGGCATTAGGTTGTGAAATATCTACTTTAAAGTTTTCAGCTTTCTCTATAATAAACATTCTAGGTTTAGGGTCTACCCAATATACTACTCTTTCGCAACCTCTTCTAAGCCTAAAAGTAGCATCTATTTGATGAGTAATTTTAAAACCAAATTTTTCTTGTTGAACTACATCAGAAACAATTATAGATACAGTTTGGTTTTTATCTAAAATAGCTAAAGCTGAGTTTCCACTTGGACTAGCTAAAAAAAGAAGTTGATTTTCATCTCCTATATAAACTTTGCCAATAGGAACAAAATTGTTAGGTAAAAAGTAATTAGGAGCATTGCCCTCTTCTACAGCAATGAAACCAGAGTCCCCTTCTCTGGTTTCATTTACTGCATTTAAAACAAATCTAGTAGTTCCTTGGGGTTGGTTTACTAGAGAGTTATCATTATTTAATCCTCCAGCTTGTATAGGCACTGTTAAAGGATTAGTTTTACTTGATTTGTTTTTTTCTTTCTTTGCCATAATTACATTCTTCTTCTATATCCAAATCTGTACTTGTTAGTATGAACAGGATCATTAAATATTCTATCTTCCATCTTACCTAAGTGACCAAAGAAACCATAGTATCTTTTGTTTCTTGGTAATATGTAATTTTGTTGTTGCATTAAATCTTCATAATCATCTACACCAAAAGGCATTTTAGTTTTATTCTTAAACTTTTTAATGTAGCTGTTCCATTGATTTTCAGCTTCTTTTGCTAAAGCGGCAGCTCCTTCTCTATGATTAAAAGCTTCTCTTTGTTTTACTTTCCAAGTAATATAGTAAGTGATAGCTGATTTTGCATATTCATCATCTGGAATAAGAGGATAACCAGTGGTAGGATCTACTCTTTGTCTTAAGTAAGCCAAGGCTACAAACCCTTCTTTAAAAGAAAATCTTATCTCATCTCCTACTATAGTGTACTCAGGCTCTTGTTCTTTGTAAGGTTTTGCTTCTTCATTTTCTCTACATACTAGAGTATTAAAGAAAACATTGTTAGACAATCTTACAGGAGTAAATCCTTGCTGATATATTTTAGATTGGCACCAACCCAAGTACTCATACTGAAGATCAAAATAAGGCCTGTAGTAGGCTATTTCTTTGTCTCCTATAATTTCTCCATGACAATCAACAAGAGGACCACAGCAACTCTCTGTAGGGCTAGAATCTGCATCTGAAGGACTTTTTACTAAGAGGTCAGGAGTACAGGATATTTTATTACTAGGAGTCCAAGCATTATGTTTTGCAATTTGAATAATATAATGCAGTCCGGTAGGAATAGGTATCTGATAATTGCTCACTTCTACAAAAGCAATAGCTTCTTCAGAGGAAGAAGCAAGCTTCATATAGCCACAAGCTTCTCCAGCCCATTCAATAATTTCATCTTCATTGAAGTCTAGGCCTTTAAAGTCCCTTAAATATTTTGCAATAATAGTGTCAATAGACACATACTGATACCTTTGACTCATAGTATTATAGTTTATCAGCCAAAGAAACTTCTTTAGGCATTGTTATTTCTATAGGATTAGTCTCTGAGAACCAAGTTTTATTGTAGTACTCATAGTTGTTACTGTCACTCCCTTTTGCTTTCCATTTAATATCATAAGAGTTTCTTATAAGAAAGCCATTTTCTATTTCTTCCACTTCAGTTCTAACTTCTTTGGACACAAGAGTGGCTCCTGCTGGAAGTTCAAAACATTTTTTAGTTATAAGTGTTGCTGATTTTAGTTCCATTTTATTCAGTTTTAATTAAAAATTCTCTACCTGATTTAGCTTCTTTGCTAATATCTCTTTTATTTTTTCTAGTCATTCTTAAAGAATAGAGAAGTTTGTTAGTTACTGCCACTCCAGCTTTATGCCAATTGACTTTATAAACTACTCCTGATGTTTCTTCATTGACAAAATAAACTATTTTCTTTTCTTTTTTTGCTGTTGGATTTTTCTCCCACAACTTTTTAGTGGCATTCCAATTAGGAGGTAAATTAGGTTTTCCATCTTCTCCATACAATAGAGGTCTTTTTCTCCCTATTACAGCTACAGTCCCTAATCTTGAAGGTAGAGTGACTTCTTCTCCTTTGACTATCTTATCAGATAAGAATTTCATGTAGTCATTAGCTACTTGTACAAATAGTTTCTGGTCTACAGGATTTTTAACCTCTTCTTTGTAAGATTTGTAAGAACTCCTAATATTAAAATCTGATTTCTGCATTACTTTTCATTTGAGTTATCTAATGCATTGTTACTTCTATCTTCACTTCCTTTAGCAAACTTCTCTAATACTTCAGCTTGACACATCTCAATTAAAGGTTTAAGAAGGTCTCCATCAATAGGAAATTCAACATCTCCATACTCTAAGCAATTATCACAATCTACACAATCTTCACAAAAAGAAGGATACCTCATAGCCTCTAAAGGATCCTCAGCAAGGAATTTTATCTTTACAATGCCGGGAGACTTCTTTAAAGGAAAGTATAAATGGCTATTTTCCAATAACCATTTAGGTTTACTCCCAGTATATTTGTTTCCTTTTAAGTATCTTACAGAGTCTCTAGTCACTTCTTCTATCTTTATAGAAGATTCTACTGTCATTACAAACTCAATTAAGTGTTTGTTAAGGTCTGTAAGTATCTTAGGTAAAGGGATTTTAGTTCTCCAAACATCACAACCTAAGTCCCCTAAGCATTCACATTCATGGTTAGGGACTTTTATAAGTTCAACACAAGGAAGCACAGTATAATTCCAATCACTTATTTTTTGTTTTTTCTTAATTTGTTGACTGAGTAAAGCCTGCCTTACAGTTACCATAATGCTGTAAATATATCTACTAGATAATCTAATATCATCACTGGCCACCCCTTTAGAATAAGGAGTTTGTATTCTGTCCAATATTTCAGTTACTTTCATTAGTTAAGCAAAGGTTTTAGTTTAGAAGTTAAATCTTCTGTGAAAATCATTTCATAAGTTCCATCTAATTTTAACCAAATAATAACTCTATTAACTACTTTAATACTAGCTTGTTCTAGCATTAATTGATAATAAGAAAGCTGTATTTGATAATGATTTAAAGGGCAATCTAAAAAATTAGTAAAAGGAGCTAATAAAGTTTTTTCTTTGTAGTTTTTATAAAGATCTTCATTAGTTTTATAGTCAGCAATTATGTACCCATTGTTTAAAGTATCATATAAGATAATATCTGAAGTACCACCAAACTTATTCTTAAAATGATACATTCTAAACTCTGCTGCTATAGGAATTATGTATTCTGGTAGATCTTCCCAGAACTTAGTGATAGCTACTTCTTGAGGACAACTAGGAGTTAGTGTTCTATTGAATTGATAGTTTTCTCCAAAAGAGTGTACTCTGTGGCCTCTTACCTTAGATTCATCATTTTTCTCTTTCCATTGTCTTTTGATTTCTTCTGTAGTCACTCCTGCTTTTATAGCTGAGTAAGGAGCAATAGCATCAAAATCCACAGGCTCTATAAAGTTGTGGATTAGATTAGATACAGAGCCTTTTAAAGGTTCATTTTTTAAAAAATACTTATGAGTATCTTCTTTAAAAGATAGCCCTTCAAAAGCTTTTTTTATTTTATTTAAAAGTAATTCCATAATACAAATGTATGGAATTTTTTATTACTTAGATTATTCCTGTTTTTTATTTTTAAAAGTCTCAATATCTAAGGTTTGCTGAAACTTATCTATTCTTTTAATAACAGAGGAGGGAGGAAAAGTACCTCCTGTCATAAAATAACAATTTAATAGTGCACTCCTAAGTGGATATATGAGAGTCAATAACCTGAGTGTCATTTGTATATATTTATAGAAGAATTCATTATAGATAGTTATATGGCTAAAGCCTTCAAACAATAGCCCCACTCCTGTCACTACAGTAATCTTTAAACAGAGTCCAGCTAGATTTTTTCCAATACTAAAATCTTTCTTTATAAGAATGTGTACATAAGTACCAAATATATGAGAAATGATAATAGTACCTGTAACTATCGTTAGGTAGTCTTGATTAGCAATTATCCATGCATTTGCTCTATCAATAAAAATTAAAGGGTAAGCTGCTATTAAAGAATACATAAAGTAATTCTTAAGTAATTTCAAGCTTACAAAAATATAAGAAATAGTTCCACTTAGTTCACTCATGGTAATAAATTCAAATAAAAAATCAACACTGTAAAGATATACAATGTTGATTTAATTCCTACTTTAATAGGAAAATTTTTATTCTGCTTTTTTAGAACCACTTACAAAAGTGTGTAGTAAGTATAATCCTCCTGCTAATAAAGCTCCATTAACTAATGGTTGCCAATTAGTTAGGGCAGAAACAAAATCAAAATTAGGTTGATTAGCTATGTTGTATAAATAACCAGCTACTGCTCCTTGAAAACCTAGAGCTAAACCTTTTAGCCTTTCTCTTAGGTTTGTACTGAATGCTTTAGAAATTTCCTTCATGATATATAAAATTAAGGGTTACACTTGAATAGAGTTTACACAATGACCTCCTTTGAACCAATACTTAAAATCTAAAAACCAAAGTAAATACACTATCCCCCAGCCAGTAATAGTTAAAGATTTTTCTAGTTGCTTCTTTCCAAAGGCACTTGACATTGTTTCTCTCTTATCTCCAAATTCATATCCTCCTTTTGAAAAATAAAAATTAAGAGAAGTTCTATAATTATGATTTGCAAACTTATCTCTATCAGTCGCTCCACTTTTAAAGTACCCATCTATTACTTTAAGGTACTGATAGTCTCTAACTTTAATACACAAAACTGTTATGAAGTTTATGACTTCAAATATAGGAGTTAAAACCCAACACACTATTATTAATATTATACCCATAATTATGTTTGATAAGAAGCTATTTGTTCTCCTGTACTTTGCACACTTGCTGGAAAATCTGGTATTCTACTAACATCATCTGCTATTGGAACTAAAGCATCAAGAACTGGAGTTAAATCTACACTTCCTCCTACTCCACTAATAGGAGCATCAAGATAATCTAATCTACTATCAGTATCTAATACTGGATTTGTAGGAATATTTGCTATATCAGTTTCTAATCCTGATATAGAAGTTGTTACTGAAGTAATGTCTGTCCAATCAATAGTGTCTGTCTTAGCTTTGATTGCTACTATATCTGTCCAATCTATTGTATCTGTTTTAGTTTTAATATTTCCTGCTGTACTTACTAATCCTGTAACATCTGACCATACAATAGTATCAGTTTTAGTTTTAATGTTTACAATATCTGACCAAAGTATAGTATCTGTTTTTAATTTGATTGCTATAATACTTGCATTATCAGGAGCAGTATAAGTAAATGTTGCCATTCTACTTGAGATTGTAGCATCTAAATTATTAAGTCTGCTATCTGTTGTAAGTAGTGGATTTGTTGGAATACTTCCTACTGCTGCATTAAGAAAATCTTTAATCAATTTACCAAATGAACCCGATAATGTTACACTGCTAGTTAAAGCTTCCCAAAATTGTTGAGGTGTCATTATTAATGTTCCTGTAGTATTATCTGTTAAATTACCTAATAATACTGTATTAGGATTAGGTACTCTAAGAGTTCCTGTAAGAGTTCCACTTGGACCATACGCAGTTCCTTCTCTAACATCAAATGTATTAGGATTACCTAAAGAAGCTCCACTTGCATATAAAGTAATATCTGCTCCAGCAAATGTTTGATGTCTCCAAGAAGTAGTAGTACTTTCTATAGTCCATTGTGGCGCATATATTGCTGAATATCTATTAGTATTATATGCTATTCCATTTAATTTAACAAGTCCTGTGCTTTGAATACCAGATGCACTAGAACCAGCTGTTATATTTCCTGTAACATCTATTACTCCTGTACCTGTTATTTGTATAGATGGTGAAACTGCGCCTAATGCATTACCTACTAATATAATAGAAGTAGGTGTTCCAATTATTGCAGGAAGTGTAGAGCCTAAACAATTTCCTGTCATAATTATAGCTCCAGCAGTTTTATTTATAGCAGCTGCTACCCCACCGCCAGTTACATTCCCAGTTATTTCTAAATTACCTGTTGAAGTTGATAAAATCGCATATCCAGTTGAAGTTGTATTTCCAGCTCCATTTACATTAAACACTATTAATTTTCCACTACCAGTATGTAATACTCCATAACATGCATTAGTATTACCTGATGCTCTAGCATTTACATCTCCTGTTATAGTGGTATCACCACTTCCAGATATACTTACTCCATGTAAACCTGTTCCTCCATTACCTCCTCCTCCAGTTACAGTACCATTTATTGTCATAGAGCCATTTCCAGATTTTGATAAAACAACACTATTACTAATTGCTACAACAGTAACCAATCCGACTAAAGAAGGGCATGTTATGATTAAATTATTATTTCCAGAATTATTTATAACATTAGAACCGGTAACAGCTATCGCTGATACAGAACTTGCTATGTTTAACCTAGTAGTTCCAGATGCAGCAGTTATAGAAATTAATCCAGATACAACAGCAGTTAAATCAAATGCTGTTACAGTTAAGTTTGTTGAGGATACGACAAAACTACCTCCTACTATTTGTCCTGTTATTGAAGATATTGATTCGGTCATTTCAAATTCAGTCATTTGAATTGCTGTTCCACCATTTACTGTAGTTATGTTAATTCTATAATATAAATAAGCAGTTGTGTTGGCTAATACACTGCTTGTAAATATACCATTAGCCCCAACATTTATAGATGTTTGAGTATCTAAAACTGTCCAAGAAACTCCATCATTACTAGCTTCAAATGTAAAATTTCTTGCACCAGTAGTTGCACCAGAATTCCTGAAAGAATATCTCTTAATAATTTTACTCAATGGGAACTGATAACTTAATGTACCTGTTGTAATACTTGCAGTAGTTTGCCAAAGTGTAGTAGTATTTCTATCAAAAGCTCTCCAGCCTTCAAACCCTACTACTTGACTACTTACTGTTACAATTCCACTGGGAGAAGTTGCAGAAGTCATTATAGGAATAGTAGTGTTTGGTAAATAATAGTCACTTGCATCATTTCTTAATCGATTCACTGTTAAGTTTGCATTTATCTGAACAGTGAAGCCATTTGAATGCACATCTTCTGTAGATAAAGGAAGAACTCCCGTATCATATATAGATGCATCATTACTGTTTCCGTTAGCTATTATAAATGGCATAATTATAAACCTTTAGCTTGAATAAATTGTTGAACTCCATATAAAACTGTGCCCATAGATTGAAGTAATAAAGGGTCTATAGAAGCTTCTTTATAAACATCATCAACAGCTACAGAATAAGAACCATCCTCATATACATCAGGTAAACCATTTTCTAATATCCTATAAGGAGTAAGTCTTAATGCAACAGTACCTTCTATATCTACAGCTGGTTTTAATAAATCAACTTTAGCAGCTATAGCTAAATTAAAATATACATAAGGATATACTTTACCATTTGCAGGATTTATTATTGTTCTTGTTGTTTCTATTGCCATGATAATTGATTTTTATAGTATTTATAAGTGTAAACAGTACTTGTTAATGTATCAGTTATTTTTATAGTATATAATCCTGTTTTTAAAGAAGATATGTTAGAAGATCTTTTAACTACTCTGTTTTTAGAATCACATACAACTATTGAAAAACTAGTTAATCCTGTAACTACTATTATATTGTTTATAACATTTACTGTCACTACAACAACTGTAGGAGGAGATGGGGGAACTTCTACTACATCATTAGTTATAATTATTGTTTGACTTAAGTTATTATACCCATTTGCTTCATTCCAAATATCTGCATTTGCAAATCTAGTGCTGTATAAAACATTTCCATTTTTATCTGGAATATTTAAAAACACATTATAAATACCGGTAGGTAATCCTAAATTTAAAATTTGATCTATTTGTATTGTCTCTCCAGCATTCCAATTTCTAATATCTGTATTTAACTTAAATGAAGTTTCTACATTTGTAGTAGTATCTTTAAATACTAGGTAAGTATTTTTACTATTAAATACATTAGAAAAACCCACATTCTTAAGAACAATACTAAGAATATTAGAGGATACATTTGAACTTACTAGTTCAAATCTATACCCTAATCTTCTTTGAATTTCATCGAAACAACCTTGAGTAACCCAAGCTGCTAATGTTTCTGGTTTATATCCGAAATTCAAATAATTGTAATGAAATCTAGTTAGCCAAGTAAAAATAGCCGGAGCATCATGCTTAGTAGGAAAATAGGCATTAGATTCTCCTCCACAAAAAGTATATTTAGATTGAGCATCTAAGTAAGTATAGTCTGTAGTACTATTAATAAAAGTACCTGAATCAGAGTTAGAAGAACAAAATGCATCATTATGTAATCCAATTCTAGAATTAGTACTACCATTGTATTTAGTAGTGCTAGAGATAGGAGTACTTCCTCCTATTAATCTTTGAAAAGTAGGAGTCCTAAACATAACTAACCTATTAGGGGTTAATTCCATAATTCTTAGTCCTATTTCTTGCCTATCTAATAGTTGTTGAGAATTAATAACTCCTGAATCTCCATAGTTAGAAGTGTAGTACCACTCTCCATACTTACCAATAAAGCCAGCCTCTAATACATGTATCACATCTTCATTAGCTTGAGTAAGAGGTTTTAGTTGCTCTATGTGGCTTAAAACTATTGATTTTACAGCATCTACATTGTCTGTTTCTGTATATCTAAATCTAAGTACACACTTAACTCCAGAAGCTCTTAAAGTATTAAAATCTGTCTGAATATTGTTTAAAAAAATTTGAGAAATTGCACTAGTCTTAAATGCCCCTAGGTCATATATTCTAAGCATTAAAGTAATTTTTTCATTCACTCTCATAGTAGTAAGAGTAGATTGAGATAAAAATGAAAATGATCCAATGCTATTAGCTTTGGAATATTTATACCAGCCTCTTTCAGGGTTAGTAAAATTTTCTATGCTTGGAGTATAAACTACTGATTGTCCTGTTGCTGTCATTTTATTTTTCTTTAAAGTTATCTAAAATGTCTTGTAATGATTTAGGTATATCTCTAGTGTTTACATTAATTTTATAAACAATTATAAAAACTATAATACCTATTCCAAGTGCAAGATATTGTTTTTCTGTTATTAGTACAAATATTATAATAATTGCACTAATTATAGGTAATATGGTACTTAACTTAAACATAGGTTGTTGTGTATCTATCAGTCCATTTTACATTAGTAGCAACTACTTTTACTACTGAACCATTAGGACTTATTGTTAATTTAGTAATTGTCCAAACTGCATCTGAAGTCATACTTCCTTCAGGAGCATATCCATTATAATCTGTTCCTGTAACAAAATCATGATTTCTTATATAATTTATGGAACCTCCTGTTGAAGGCTCTTGAGCTAATAGAAATCCTCTACCTACTTTTTCCCAAAAGTAAGTATCTGTAACTGGAGCAGAGTTATTGGGAAGTAGAGATTTGTAAATATAATCTTCAAACCAAACAAGAGTTCCTTTAGAGTACTTGTTGTTTTGAGCTGTAGTGTGATTAGGTGACCAAGCAGTTGCAGATAAGCAATACTTAAGTAAGACTTTCTGTAGACAAGCATTTTCTTTTTGTAATTGCTCTATGTTCATTTTATTTTTAAAAAAGTAAGGAAGCCTATCTTAGGAACTCTTGCTCTATCCCATTACCTGTGAAGGTTATTTGAGGAATAGTCTCACTCCTCTATCAGATCAGGGAATTTTTACACGCCCTATGTCTCCAAAAGTCTTACCCCACCTAATCGACTTCCTTACAATATTTTATACATGTTTGTATCTAATTATAACTCGCTCTTTATAAGCATCAAAAATTCCACTATCTTCTACACTTTCTTTAATAGAAGTATGTATGAACATTTTTAATCTTTGTAAAGGCTTGCTGAGGTATTTTCTAGTATCTATAGTAACTTCTATTTGAAATTCAAGATAAACAAAAGCTCTTACATCATAGTAATCTTTACCATCAACAACAGAATTAAATTTAGTTTGAGTATATCTTCTTCCATTTCCTCTTGAAAATAAAGCAATAGGTAAAGGAAAGTTCTCATCAGTTTGAGCTGCATAAAGAGTTTCAGTTCTAAAATAATGCTCTTGGCCAAAATCAATCACTTGATATTTTCCTTTAAGAGGTATGTAATTAGGTCTAGTAAGAGAAGGTATTTTACTTATTTTGTAGCTTCCTTTTCTTGAGTAGTCTTCATTAGCTTCTCCTACTCTAGTAGTATTTCCTTTATTTTTTGAGTAACTATACTTAGAAATAACTAATTTAGGAGCATAAGGAGCTATATTTGAAAAATCTTTAATAGAAACTCCTAGATTAAAAATATGAGCTTCTAGTAATGTGCATGGGACTACTGGCTCTACAGTTGGAGGATGCACAACAAGGTTAGAAGCAACTATAGGATCTACACAACCTACATATCCTTTTCTTGTATGTACACTATTAGTTACTAAAGAAGGGAGTTCTGTTGCTGGTTTGTTATAGTAATCTGACCCTCTTTTCCAATCTAAAGAAAATTTTAGGTTATCTAAAAGACTCTGTATATCTTGGTTTGCTTTTACTTTGAAAAAGTTAAAAGACTGTCCCCCATAATTTACTCCATTGACTATTCTTCCTGATGGGTAAGTGAAATGAGAATTAAGCAATCCACTTTCTCCTTGATGAGGTTTTCTCCAAATCCAAGTACTTTCTTCTGCCTTACAAAACACTGTCATACCTTCATAATAAGTATATGCTAAAGTGTTTCCTGTTCCTAAGCTTTTAAGAGCATTCTCTGAAGCTGCCTCTTGTTTAGGATTTAAAGGAATCTGGCTAGGTACTCTTAATCCGGTAGCTATATCATTTACAGTATTCATGACTATAGTTGTTTTTTAAATTTAAAATATATCTGACTGGCACTATAAGGTACCTTAGAAACTAATAAATATCCTTCTGTACTTTCTATATACTGAGAGTCAAACTCATCTGTAATATCATTTCCTAATGAATCATAGATTACAAAGTCTTCTACTTGAGTAGGCCCTATGTAAAAAACTATTTTATCATTTAATTCATAGGTTACTTTGTATCCATTTTCAAAAGTCTCATAAGGCAAGTTAGGTTTAGAAGCTAAATAACTTTCATTGATAAGTAAAGCTTCTGTAGATAAGGTAAGTAAAGGAGAATTTTGTTGCCAAAAATACACTCTACTACCTTGCTCAAAGGTAGTAACTACTTCATAAGAAGCTATATTACTTTTATTCATACACTTATTGATTTTTTCAAATTTGTATTTAGCAGTAACAAAAGCTTTTTCTTCTTGATCTGCTGCCATGAACAAATCTTTATAATAAAAAGCAATGTAATAATAACTAAGTAATTTTATAATTACTTCTTTTATGGAGGCATTTCCATATACTTTTTCCTGAAGAATGTTACAAAGAACCTCATCTGTAAAAGAACAAATATTTTGTTGAGGAACTTGTTCCAAGTAAGCTTTATAAGTAGGAGTGTTAAGAATAGCAAAAGCATTCACTTTCATAAATACATTTAAGTAATCTTCACAATCATTGCACTCATCACAATCTTTGCATTTGGTACATCCACAAATAGTTTTTTCAATAGCTTCTATTAAAGAAAGACACAAGTTATTGTAAAATTTAACTTCTACAGGAGCTGCATTTTCATTCTCATTGTAAGCAGTTACAGTGTAATTTCCATCTACTTTAAAGTTAATTACTCCAGTTTGTCCCGGCTCTATATTACCTGTAAGAACTACTTTACTACTAGAGCAAGTAACTTTAGTTACAGTATAGGAAAGGTTTATAGACTCATTATTAGTAAGAGTGTACACATCTTTATACCTATTTAAAATATAATTTAAAGCCATGATATAGGTGTTTAATTGCCAAATGTACAAAATAAAAAAACATCTTTATAAAAATAAAGATGTTTTTTATATTGAATTGACTTTGTACTATTATGCTATACCATCTTTAGTGATGTCAGTTACTACTGGTTCTACTACTGTAGAAGTAGCACTTGCAGCAGCGGCATCATCAGCTAAAGCTTCAAAAGCACCTCCAGCAACAATAGCATCAAGCAAAGCTCCAACAGAAGCTCTAGTTGTGGTATTTGCTTCTGGAACAGCAATAATAGTGCTTAAAGTATTTTTGTACTCAAGCCAACCAGACTCTGAAGTTTGGAAATACTGCAAAATGTATTGGTCATAAGGAGTGTTAGTTTCAGCTAAATACTCAATATTACCTTTTGCAGTTCCTGTTACTTCAGAAAGTTTGTAAGGGCCTGAACCTGTCCAACCTGAAGCATGGTACTCTTTTTGCTGAACATTAGTACCAGTACCTTCTGCAAACACAGGGAACTGATCTATTACTGTAGCACCAGAGCAATCAAAACCTTCTACTAAAGAAACTATTAAAACAGTTTCCAATAGTTTGTGGTATTTCAAGTTCACTTGACAGAAAGGATTCAATTTTAATGGAACACTTGTCAAAGAGAAGTCTACAAATACTTTATCTGCATCAGCAGCAGTAAGGTTGAATGCTATAATTGTATCTACATCGGCAGCAGTTACAACATCTCCTGTAGCATAGTCATCAGAAGTACCATGGTCTGCTGTAGTAATAGCTTGTCTTGCAATGTATTTTGCAACCAACAAACCTGCTACATCATTGTTGATACTGTCTACAAATAATTTTGACAATACACTAGCATCTACAGTTCCACAATCATTAGAGCAATCTTCACAACATGGTGTTTGTACAAGATATGCCTTACTAAATTGATTATGACCTTGTATTCTATAAATTTCAGAGTTTCTGAATTCTACTCGAATTCCATACTCTTTATCACAACTAGCTTTAAAGCCTCCTACATTTACAACCATAGGTTGTCCAGCAGTGTGAGGTTTAAAAGTGTAAGCTGTAATACCGGCTTTTTGAATTATTTGCCCTGCTGAGGTTCTAATGTCTTCTAAAGAGCCATTTCCTGATCTGTCAATACCTACTGCAAAGTAGAAATCTCTAGGAATAGGAGAAGTAGCTGCTCCAAAAGATAAATTAGTCAAAGCATTGAAAGCTCCTAATTGACCCGGAGCCAAGCTTTCCACAGGGCTTCCTGCTGCTAAAACAGCTACATTCCCTTTCAGTGGAAGAACTTGAAACACATCATTGTTTCTATTGCTCATTACATTTTTAATTTAGTTATACAATTTTATTAAGATTTACTTTTCCAAGTTTTGCTTGGAAATCAGAAGCCTGAATTTCTCCAGAGGCTATCAGTACAGCTATGTCTACAATTCTTCTGTGAGTTTTCTCAGGGAGTTCGCAATTCACTGAACCAGTTAAGGTTATTCCAGAAGGATGTACATAAGTCCCTCCAACATAGTCTTGGGCATTGTGTACAAGTACATGTTTTCTAATATATGTAAGATAGGCTTCTACATTTTTAAAAGTACCATCAGTAAAGATTTTTATTCCTTGACTGTTGAATACTGCATTAATCTCTCTCCATTCAAAAGAACTATTGTATAGATAAGATTCTTCAAAAAGGTCATCATGTTGCCTTACTATCAAAGGAGCTTCAGCAACACATTTACCTTTAATCATTTTTACTCTGCATCTAGCATATTGATAATAATTAGAGGGCAAAGTTATGATATTATTTATTATAGGGATAGTAACAGTAGGAGGAACAAGAGGTTGTAAACTCTCTGTTGTAAATAAGTCTCCTTCAAAACCATTAAAATCTTTTGCTTTATCAGGTCTAATGCATAGTTGAATAAATAGGTCAATAGCTTCATTTATAGTCCAATCAATTTCAGGTACTAATAAATTTCTGTTCTTTTCACTATCTATTTTATTATACTTCTTCTTGAAGTCATAATGCATTTCTCTAATATTCATAAATCTTAATTATTTACTTTACCTAAAATAAGTAATTTAATATCTTGATTTTCATCTTTAGATAGGTACTCAGCTACTTCAATTTCATCTAATCCTAAAGGAGAATCCATGTGGAATATTCTTTGTCCTTCTTTTCTTAAAACTGATTTTTGAAGAGCTTCTAAAACAAGAGCATGGTTAGCTGTTTGTTTTTTGTCCATTTTTATTAATCTTAAAAAAGCTTCTGGATCTTTTTGAACTATTTTATCTAGTTCTACTGCAACAAATCCAGCACTTTGATTTTTAGTATTTTTGCCTCCCATAACTAGAATGATTTGAATCTTTCTATCTAAATCTAGTTTAGAAGCCTCTAGCACTGCTGTGTTTCTCATCTCTACTTTGGTAGCCAATATTTCTATTTGCTCTGCTTCATCATGTATAACATGTGTAGCTTCAGGGTATAGACCTTCTTCATATTCAGTCATAGAGTTAGCAACATACTTGCTAGCTTTCATTATTCTTACTTTAATGTAATCAATTGGATTTTCCAAGTTGAAAAACATAGTGTTGTTCTCTAACTTAATTGCAGTCATTGGAGAATCCCAAAAAGGATGTGGGGTATCTTGGTCATAATTGTCAGATAAATCATAAGCTACTTTTTTTTCTTTTAAGAACTTAAGATCTTCTGCTGTTAACCCTGTAGCATATTTCATAGTAACTGGGTCAACTAATGCTTGAACTTTCTTTGGTCTTGTAAAAGACTCGGCACCTTTTTTTCCATGCCATTTTTGCACTTCAATAGGTCTTACTTCAACTGTCCTTGCCATAATTTTTTCTCTTTAAATTATTGGTTAATTATCTTTATTCAGTATTTATTAGAACATTTTTATTAACTTAAAATAAAGCAACTCCTACTAGGTTAGGAGTTGCTTTTATTGTTTATTAGTTTCTTGATAAGATTAACTCTCCACATTTAGTAATGTCATGAATATGGATACCTACAGACTTTTCAACATGCATCTCATAGTAAGAACCAGAGTGAGCTGAGCTACCTCCATTAGAAGGGCCATAAGGACCATACATACCATTCACATAAGTAAAGGCAAAACCATCTTTCTTGTTCATAATTTTCAAGTTAGAAGCTTTAGCTTCTCCTGAGAAATCAAGGAAAGTAATTCTTTGAGACTCAACAGGGAATCCTGTAACTTCATCAATCTCAAAGTTAATTTCTCTATCATCATAAAGAGGATTGTGAACTAACTCTAATGAAGCACCATTGGCCATATTGTATTTTACAAATTGGTATCCAGCTTCAAGTGCATTAGTATGGATCTCAGAACTCACTTTGTTAGTGTAGACTTCGATGTTTTTAATGAAACTTGATTTTTGTTGCCAATCTTGGACAGCTCTATGGAATTGTAACATTCCATATTCTCCTGTGAAACCTTTGATTTGTCTTCCTTTACCCGGCTTAACTCTACTGTAGAAAATATCTTGAAGGTATTCTTCAATCAATTTGGCAGTTAAGTGAGTATATCTGTGCTGATGAGAATCTTCCAATTGCTCTTGGATTCCGGGCCCCATTCTAACAGGTCTACCATTTGCTCCTAATACAGTGTCAGCACTTCTTGAATACCAAAGACCTCTTTCGATTTCTCTGTACCATTGTTGCCAGTACTCTACTTCAGCATATCTCATCCATGAGTTATGGTACTTACCCTTACTATCTGGGATAGCAACTGCTAATACTTCAGTTGAAGCATAGTCAGTAATTCTGTACTCTTTTCTATACTTAGACATTCTGTTTCTGAAAGCAATTGGCATACTGAAAACAGTAGAACCAGATTGTTCAGCAGCTTCTTCATATTGAGAGAAGAGTTTACCCCATTGTTGCCCCGGCTTTAAATACTTTTGAGGCATAAAAGCTTGAGGATCATCAGAGTTCATTCTTACAGTATAAACTGTACCATCCCCTTGTTTAACTCCTTGGTGTTGAATACGGACTTGATACTTCTTATTAGATGTACCCGGACTAATAACATCTCCCGGTAAATACCAGTTCTCATCCAATTTAATTTTGAATAACTTTCTCCATTTACCCGGTGTGGTATTGCTGGCAATTTCCACATTTTCAACAACAACTAGAGGTCTAGTGTTTGCTCCTTTCAATTCCCATTCCCATTCAGTGTTTCCAATAGTTTCCTCTGTCTTAGGGTGGCCCATAAGTAAAGAAGACATTGGGTTGTCAGAGTAATAGTTTTGAGCTGAAAACAGCTTATCCATTTCTCCTAACAATCTGTAAGGTTTAGCAATTAAGGCAGCTCCTAAGTGGGATTGCTCAGTCATGTTAGCATTCCACTCCATTTCTTTTACAAGAAGTTTACTTCCTAATGTAGCCATTTGAATTTAATTTAGTTAATTATTATTAGCCTAACCTATCAGCTAGACTTTTCTTACTCAATTTGCGAACTGTTTCAGAACTTTTCAAGTTTGTTTTTTCAGAGTTTTGTATCACTTTTCTTACCTCTTGAGATTGTTGAGTAACACCTTTTCTGATTACTGCACTAAAATCAAAATCAGACCTGAGTAATTTTGCTAATAGTACTATTTTATTTGGATCTGACATTGCTTTATAAATGTCAGCTTGCAATTCACTGATAACTCTTCCATCTTTAAGCTCTACTGTAGGCTCTGAAATATAATCTGGAAGGGCTTTTTTATCTTCTTTAGAAACAGGGAATCCTCCTATCTCTGTTAAAGAGTTTACATGGTTTGTAACTTTTACCTTGTATTCTCTAGCTTTTACTTTGTTGTTTTCAACTTGAGCTTTCTTATTGGCTACCTCTTGCTCTACTTCTTTTTGTTGAGCAGCAACAATTTTATTATATGCTTTTTCTCCTATAGTAGCTAATTTTCCACTGTCTTTTAAGAAGTCTATTTGAGCATCTATATACTCTTGGTCAAAATCTTGAGATCTTAGGTCAGCAGTAATAGCTGCAATTTGAGTAGCTTCTAAAGTTATATCACTGTTTTTGTTTATAGGAGAAGTAGCATGTGTTACCATTTTAGCTAGTAACTCTCCTACATTCCCTCCTGTAGTAGCATACTTAATTAGGTTTTTAACTTCTTCAGGAAGGTCTTTAATCTCTTCATCTAAAGCTTGGTCAATTCCAGCATCCCAACTATCTTCTATTAAACCTTCAGCTTCTTCTTCTGTAAGCTCTTTACCTTCTTCCAATTCAAATTTTACAAGGCCTTTCTCTTTTAAGAACTCTAAAGTTTTTAAATTTGTAGGCTTAGTGGTAGAGGCACTAGAATTAGGTTTTTTATTGTCATCATCCTCATCTTCATCCTCTTCCTCATCTTCATTTTCTGAAGGGTTGAAATCTTTTTCAAACTCTCTAAACTGTTCTTTAATAATTTCATCTTCATTATCTTCTTCCTCTTCTTTTTCTTTTTCGGAAGGTGCTTCTTGAGTTGTAGTAGTTGAAGGAGTTTTTTTAGCATCTTTTACTGCTTCTTGTACTGGATCTACTACAGTTTGAGTTTCTCCAAAAAAGTCATGTTCTTCTGCTTGTTGTTCCCAACCTTCAAATTCTGTAATGGTTTTCTCTTTTGCCATGGTTCAAATTTAAGTTTAATTATTTAATAAATTACATTTTCAAAATTTATTTTCTTTGTAAACCCTTAAATAGGTTGTAATAGCCTTATTTTGAATTTACAGATTTTTTAGCTATTTCTTTAGCTTTTAATCTATTTTTTTCTTTATCATCTTGAATCTTGTGGTTTAAAGCTCTTGTTTCATTTAAAAGCTTTCCTCTTTGTATTTCAGCTTCTACTCCAAACTTAGCTACCTCAAGTACATCTGGAACTCCATCATTATCTTGGTCTTTGTTAGGGTCAAAACCTATAGACATCATAGCTTGCTTTTGGATGTCTATAACTCCTTTGGCTTGAATTTCTTCCATAGTATTTGAGTGCTCAATTTCCATTTTTTCTCTTTCCCAATCTCTCTCTTTTTGTTCTGCTTGTAGTTTAGCTTCTTGTTCTTGTTGAGCAACTGCTTGTTCTCTTTTAGTTCTTAATTCTTCAGAGACTAATAAAGCTTCTTCAGCTTCTTGTATAGAATCTTGTTTAATTACTTTAAGTACATCTGAAAGCTCAATTTTTTGATTTTGCATTGCAGCATGAACAAGAGTTTGAAGAGTTTGTTTAATTTCTTCTGACATAGAAGAATCTTCCATAAACAATCCTAGGGTACTTTCATCCAATAATGGAAGGTCTAACTTGAGTAACATTTGAGACATATCATCTAAAACATAACTCAAGTATTGTTTTTCTGAACTTACATAAGCAACTTTAGCTAAATCAATTAATCCTTGTAATACTTGTTTTTTAACTGAATTATGTAAGTCAAAGTAAGGCTCCAACATGTGTGAAGTTTGTACTAAATTTTGCTGATTGTTACCTACTCTTTCAGAAACAGCAGTTTGTCCAAGAACAGGGTCAGTAACTCCTACAGCTCTACCACACATTTGATCTAGCTGTTGGGCCAACTGTATGTATTTCTGAATATCAGAAGCTAAAGATAAGTCAATTACTTTGGCAATAGTGTTTACATCTTGTTGACCCATTCCTTCTTCATCTGGATTATACCACATAAAAGGAGTACTGTCAAAATAGTACTGCCATTTTTTAATATCTATTCCACTTTCAGAAGGGATGGCATTAATGTTCATTAAGATTTTCTTACCTTTATCAGATGCCATTAAAAGCTCAATTCTATACCATACAATATTATGGTAATATTGATATACTTTCATTCTATCCATTACAGCAGTAGGCTGAGAGTTTAAATTGTCATAGATAGCTCCATAGTAGGGTAAATGACATTTGTAGATATTGTCCATATCTTTAAATTGTCCCGCTACTGGTTGCATATTTTTGAATATGTCAGAGCCTATTTTATACCCTTCATACACTTCAGGAATCCATTCCCAAGTAATTTTTACATCTCCATTTGCTTTATCTAGTTTGTAGCTTTCATCTACAAGCATTTTAGTTTGAAGAATCCCATCAACATCTATGTAATCTAACCATCCTATTTTTCTAAGGCCTTTCCAAACAGTGTGTAGTACTCTTACACAGTTTTTATCCTCATAGTTTAAGTGGTCTTCAAAATTGAATAAGTTATTCTGTGCATTTTTACTGATAGCATAGTCATAATTTTTCCATACTCTATCTATTTCTGTAGGAGTTAGGTCAAACATTTGTACAACTTGAGAAGGATGCATTCTATACTCAGCACAAGCCCACTCTCCTTCTTGTATGTAGTCTAAATCAGAAGATTTATCACAAGAAAATCTAATGGGATTTACTACTTTCATAGTAGGTTCTCCATTGACTATCCCTAACCAATAGATTTCATAAGCTGATATTAAGGCATGTTTCCATCCAGCATTAAATTTCTTTCTTACATCAAGTTTTTTAACAAGGTAGTTTAAGATTTGATTTCCTTGTACTTCAGCAGGGTCTTGGTGGTCCCTCTTCATGTACATTCTAACTTTCTCTGGAGTGTTTTGTTCTACTTCAGCTTCAATTTGCTCTAATATTTTTTGCTTTTCTTCAGCAGATAAAGCTTTTCCTCTAAGTTCTTCTTGATACTTTGCTTCAGCTTCATGTCTTATAGGAGCCATGATACTGTCAATTACATACTTTGTAATTCTACTAGTTTCTTCTTCTTCTTTTCTAGTAGTAGCTTCTTTATTAGTAGCCATGAGTTTGTACCCAAAAGGTCTTCTCATTTCCATTCCAATAAGAGCTTTTAACCTATAAGAAGAAATATCTCTATTTGCCATTTGAGCTGGCAATTCTCCAACCTCTGAACCATAAGGAGTACAAACATAAGCAAAGTCAGAAAGGTCTAATATGTTATTGAAAAGATCATAATTTACTTTCATCCTTTTGTATTCATCTATTCCTCCATACCCTACAAGTAAGGCATTAGAGTTAGTTTCATACATATTTATTTTCTCTCTGTACCAAAGAAAATCTTTATCTTCCTTCTGACTTTTAGAAAGTCTTTCAGTGGAGTAGTAACTAGGTTTTACAATATCATTGGTCATGTTTCTTAATATAAGTATTTACAAAAGTAATAATTATTTCATTGTGTGAAGAGAATTTCTATGTTTATTTGAAATACCTCTTTCTTCAAGCATATTTAACAATTGTTTTACTTTATGGTTTTCAGCTTTTTTAGGTTGATGTTCTTTACCATGTAAATCTTCTTGGTCTTGGAACATAACTTGCATAAGTGCCATAACCCTATCAAAGTTTCCTTTTCTATTATATGATATAAGTTCTTCCAAAAGACCTATAGAGAATATCTGGTCTATAGCTCTTATTGGATTGCCTTGTTCATCAAAATCTAAAGTTTCTAATAACCAAGATTTAATATACTTTTCTCCTGCATCTTTAAGTTGGTCAATCATGTGACAACCATATATCCTATTTACCTTAGAATTTTTTACATTCTTTTTAATAACTTCATCTGGTTGAAAAGCTAAAAACTTTAATTGCTTTCTTCTTCTAAAATAATCTTTCACATGAGTAACCTCATTTTCATGCATTATCTTAGTATTGTATAATTCAGCAAATAGCCTAGCAATATAATTGACATCATCTGATTCAGAAGGTCTACCTACATATTCTGCTACAATAATTCTTTTGGTTCTTTCTCCTACTATAACAGATTTGTACACATAAATAGCAGCAAGAGAAGTTCCTTTATCTTGTCTATAAGGGTCATAACCTATTTTATAAGCTTCTAAAGAAGGAGTCTCTGAAGGATACTCATATATTACAGGACAGCCTTCTAGTGAAGTATTATCCGGTTTCATCCTATATATGACATTAGCTGAGCCATCTAATATAGGTATGGCCATTACTTTTTTCTTTTCATAGTCATAGAACATCTTTACAGGAGTTCCTTTAACCATGTGAAGATGCTTGGCTTTAACAATTTCTAACTGTCTTTTAAGCTCTAGTATAGGAAAGTTATTAGTGGAAACCATACCAAAAGCTTCAAATGGACCAAGAGGTTTCTCTTGCATCCTTGCTTGAATATCTGCTGAGGTTGCTCCATTTTTCTTTCTCTCTTCTCTAATTTTAAGCTCAACTTGTTTGGCACTTTCTTTGTTAGAATTTCCTTGTTCATCATAATGCCCTTGCATATTCCAATTAACAGGGTGGAAAAATCCACATTTCATATCTTCAGAATCTTCATCCCAAATATTTTGAAAAGGTAAAAGTCCAAATCTAAGAGGCTCAGAGTGCATTTCAGCATAATCGGCAGTCCCTCCTTCCATATCTCCCGAGGTACCAAAAATAGTAATCATCCCTGTTTTAATATCTCCTGACATTACACAATCTTCAGAGGCTTTGTAGGACTCTTTTAAAAGTCCCGGAGTACCAAAAGATCCAGACTCTTCAAATATTAAGTCATAGACTCCAGTTTTTCCTCTGGCAGCATCTGGATTGTCCTTAAATGTGGCAGAATAGAGTTCAGACATAAATCCTGTTTCTATTTTTACTCCATTTTTAGTCTCAATAGTAGAAGCCTTGAAGTGACCTTTTGAGGCTTGGTCAATTACATCTCTAGGATAAATCCAAGGAGTATGAGTACCTATAAAGTTTAAGTAGTTATTTGCCATAGTAAAAATACCTTTTGGATAAAGGTATTTTTTATCTTCAGCTCCAAAGATAGTTACTTGGTCAGGTCTAGTCAGATAGTTGTTTACTCCTACAGAAGCATTTTTAAAGGAGTACCCTCTTTGTCTTGATTTACCTATTATAAGATTATACCCTCCAAATAGATAATCTACTTCAATGACAAAATCTAAGTGAAGACTTTCAAATACTCTTTTTGCTGCTGCTAATTGTTGAGCATCTTCTAAGTGGTAAATGGCATTAGCCTCTTCTTCAGTAATAATACCTGAGTCTAGTACTCCATTCCTAGCTATTTCTCGGGCCCAATAGTAGTTATAATCTCCATCCCAAAAATCGGGAAAATCTACTACTTTGTTTCCTTTTCTTACAGCTCTGGAGGCTCTACTTCTTTCAGTCTTTTCTTCTTCATTAACTTTTAGTATAGGACAAAAGTTAAGATAAAAGTAGTGGTCTCCTGTAATTCTTACTCCACCTACAGAGTAACCAAACTTACTTCTTCTTCTTTGTTCTTGCCAATAATTAAACCAGTCTGGAGAGCCTTCTGGATCAGCACAGTAGTATCCATATTTTTTAAAGTTTATAGCCTCTTCTCTAAATACTTGAGAATTGACCCATATCCCATCTGGATTTCTTATAGCATTTTGTTGACTCATTAGGTAGTTATTCTTTTTAATCTATACATTGTATGTGCAATAAGCTGTTGCATTTCATCAACTTGATTTTGAAGAAAAGACTCTTTAATTTCCACTCTAAGAGTTTGTATAGTGTTGTAAAGATTTTTAAAATACTCTAAAGGATTATCTATTACAACACTTGCCGGCACTTCAGGAGCTTTAAAATTATCTTCTATTCCCATAGAAGTTTCTACATAAGTATCAACTAAATCTAGTATAGACTCATAAAATATTTTAAGAGCTTCATGAGTAGCTAAGGTTTTACTTTTTTGTTCTAAATGAGTCAGATGAATATCTGTTCTAGCTTTGAACAATAAAGAAGCTATACTTTCTTTATTAGGTTTACCAATAGGCGGTTCTAATCTTTCTATGATTTTTTTTCTTTCCATGTTTACAAAGTATTTCTGTCAGCAAATACACTTACTATTTTAGCTCCTCTAATTTTTACACTTTCAAATATTTCATTGTTTACTTTCTCTTCTAAAGTAGAGAAGTTATGAAGTACTTTCTCAGTGTCTGCTAAAGTAGTAGTTATTTCTTTAGGTTTATACACAGGTAATCCTGTCTTAGGATTAACTTTATTTAAGTCAAAAGTATCAAAAAACTTTTGAATTTTATATATGGCATTTTTAGCTGATATATAATAGTTATAAGTAGGAGAAGCAGTCATTTGAAAATCAACAACTGCTTCCATTGCTTTTAAAACTAACTCATCTGGTTCATATTGCTCATGCTTCATTATATCTTTATTCAACCTTCTCTTTCTTTCTTCTAAAGTGTACCCTCTATAAGGATTAGATTTCTTAACAGAAGTCATAAACTCTACATAAGCAAGTTCATCAGCAGCAATAAATTTACCCGGATTAGTGTCTCTCTCCCATATTTCTTTAAAAGGAGAAATAAGTAAGCATTCTATTGAAGGTTTTACTACTTTATTTTCTATGGTAAATAATAAGCTCATTATTGTTCTTTTAGATTAAAATACTCTGCATAATCTTCTTCACTTGTATCTTTTATATTAGGATTTACAAGTAAAGTTAAAGACCTTCCTCCAATTAAATTATACTTAGTATATTGTTGTTCTACTTCTTCTTTAGGTTCTTTTAATTTTACTTCTCTAGTAACCCAATCTCCTAATGATTTTATCCAATCTTCAATAATTCTATGGAATAAAATTTGACCAAAATCATTTGTTTCAAAAACAAATTCTTTATTACTTACTTCTGAAAATATATTTTCTGAAAATATTACTTCTAAGTCTTGGTAAGTATTTTGTGTAGTTAACTTAAATTTTTTCATAATAATCCATATTTTTTAGCATCAACTTCATTGATACTCTTGGAAATAATCCTTGTGTGAGTATGAATATTAGGGAAGCCTAAGACATCAACTCCACATTGAAAATACACATATAGTGTTGCTACATGTAGCCTAAATAATTTTGCCATGATTTATGCTTTAAAAATTGCTGTGGATCTGTTTAACCAACCTTTCAAGAATTTACCTAGCTTGTAGTTGGCTTTGACAAGTTGGTTGTAAGTTGAATTTCTTTCATTGTAAAGACATTCTTCAGTTACATGAATCATTTTTTCTCTAGTAGCTGGGCCTATAAGTCCATCTTGAGGAACTCCAGCACACTTTTGCATTATTTTGATGGCTCTAACATTCCCCATATTATAAGCAGTATCAAAATACATAAGCCTAGATTGAAAAGGAAGTATAAAAGCACTAATAGCCCTGTAGTATTTGGTATAGGCAATGGCAGCAGCTTCTTCATAAGTGGTATCTTTAAAGTCATCAAAGTTTTTAAACATCTCTGAGTTTGAATTATAAGCAATCCCCCATAGAGTCCATCCTCCAGAGTCTCCTGCTACATTGTGTAAATTACCTCCTGTTTTAGGGTTTTTGACTCCTTCCCAAATTAAAGTTTTATTAAAAAAGTGCTCTTTAAAAATTTCAAATTCTTTCTCTACTGTTGGATTAGCTTTAGCTAATCTTAAATAATCCTGTACTGTTAGCTTTCCCATGTTTAAAAATATTTTAAGTGGTTATTAAGTATTCTTTTTAATTCTTCATAATGATAAGGTAAACTGAAAGTTTCTCCCTGAACTAATAAATTAGTGTATTGATACCCATCTTTTTCTATAGCAGGGCTTAATACTCCTAAATCATAAAAAGTGCAGATTCTTATGTCATTTTGTGTAATATGACAATCAAGACTAGCATCTCTTAAAGCTCTAGTTTCATCATTGATAAAAAATACTTTTAATTCTAGTGGTTTCATATTATCTTATTTTGGTTCCTTTTATAAATAAATCTTCTGAGGT